GTTTCTCCTCCGCACGACCAACGTGCAAAGCCTAACCCCCCTACAACGAGATAGTAGTAGGTTTGCTGCGTACCGGCGTCAACGGTACTGAAATTCAGACGCGCAAAGACTGGACAACCCGTCATTACCGTGTGTTCACACCCCTTCACTCTCTTACTAAATAGGTAAGAGCAGATCTGAAGATGTAACACAGATAATAATGACATTGGATCATAACCTCAGTCTATTGCTTGTACTTTTTTTCGCACTTCACTCAAACCCCAAAATATGGGTCTGTGACAAATTGATTCTACTTCCTTCAGAGAAGCAAGTCCGATTAACGGGTCCTCACGACACGTTAACCGAACTCGCCTCCAGGGAAAATTGCATAGCGTTTGCTGATCCCAAGGGTTCCGGTGTTCTCTGAAAAGAGATCCTTGTTCCATTGGGATGGCTATTCCATCGCAGTAAGTAGATTTGATGTCACGTTGAGATTTGAAGAATTGTGGAGAAATTTTGGATTTTAAAACAGCATTGCGGACCTCATCACTCGCTCCCAAAGTAGGCATAACGCCAGCATCATCCTTTATCAAGGTAGAACCCTTGATACGATGTTGCCCGTATGCTTCCTTAGGAAGTAGCTTGAGAAATGAGTCCCACAAATGGCGGTCAGTCACGTTCCCCTCAACTTGATCTAGCGTCCAGTACTCAGCGACAGTCTCTCCTTTAACATCTGTGTAGATATTAAAGGGAGCCTCACCTTGTTTAAAACAAGGATCGTTGAAGTCTGGAGCCAGCTCTCCTCGAGTTGTAGCGACACGCGTGTAGTAGCCCAACTGTTCTTTTGTCAATAAATCTCTTCTTGTAGCCTTGATACCGAGTCCTCCTAACGCTTTGGACACGAAGTAAGAAATCGAGTGCGGAACCGTCTTAAGTTTTGACTTGACGTATGGATCTCCCATGAAATGGGACATCAGTCTCTCAGATTGTTCAAGGGAAAATCCCTTACACAATTTGTGACTGATCGTGCCTAAGTCCCAGACATTACTGTCTAGACTTAAGTGATCTGTATCCGCTCCCGACCTGCCAACCTCGTTGGTAGGGTGCATAAGCCCCAGGTTTATGTATGGTGTTTCTGAAAAACAAGGTAGCCCCATCACATCTACGTGATAATCATACATTGAAGAGTTAATAACAACAAAGCTTCTATCTAGGTAATTCTTACCTATACTAGGGACCAGACCGCACCACCCGACTACTTTCTTCCAAAGATCGTAGTAGCGCGTCTTAATTCGGCCCACTATGTCGTCACCATTAATTAGCATAGGTGTACGTGATAGAAGCATAATTTCTCCTTTTCCTCCTTCTTCTCTTGAACATAGTTCCAAGAACCAGCGATTCACTGCGGCATTTATGATACAGAGTATCGGAAAGCTAAGCGGGCTCCCCATCAATTGTCCCCATGTCTGTTTGACATAAGAACCTTTGGTGAGTAGAGTCCCTTGACTATCCGACGCTCCATCTAGCGTCACTTGCAGTTCAGCGCCAACCAATCCTTCCACAAACACTTTCTTGAAAACAGCCGGGAAATTGCAGGTGTCTGCAATACTCGTAGCTGCTCTCATCGAGAGTTGTGGATGAATTAGGTCAGTTGCTGATTTATAATCGCCTGAGAGAAATCCTTCATCGTCTTGTAGTAGGCCTAATGATTCAACATCCGTTGTATCAAGTGGTCTGCCTATCGCACGAAACGTAGGATGATTTCTCAAGGTTCTGTGTGTAAACTTCTGCACTACCGATCCAAGCCAATATCTGAGTACGGGTCCCCGTGTTATCATCCGAACCTTCAATGGTTCTGGTAACGCGATTGGGGCTACTCGATTTCGCTGTGGGTCAGCAGGAGAGTTGATCAAATCCTCTCGATCATTTTCACTGAATAAAGCATCGAAAACCCGACTGAAATTATGGGTTTCCTGATACTCCTCAATTTGTTCGAATTGAGAATATTCATGAAATGGTTGAACGAAAAGATCATCGACACACCTGGAACATGAGCAATGAGAAGTTAACTTACACTTACCGAATGCATCGGATTTGCGTGCTGTTGGGTATGTGTTGGCGAGCAAGCCAAGAATATTTCCAAATCCACCTCCTGCTTTACGACTCGACTCGAAATGAGAAGAGTAAGCTGGAATTCGTGGAACGTAAGACGCATCTAGTGTCTTACCCCGGAATAATTCTTGACAAGTTCTGTCAACTTGATCTGCAAGTATGTCCATAATGATGGGCTCAGGCAATGCCTGAACGACTGTTGGTGTCACATACTTCCAAAGATCCCCTACTGCTTTTCGCTCTCGACCGGTCGGTTTCTTAGTCAGTGTCTTGTAAAGCCCACACGTGGCGTCATCCAACTCGAACGGATGTACAGGGGGTAAGCCCTTTTTACACATTAACACAGACCAAGCACCTTTCCGTGACTCGTTTCTTATCATTGTTTGCAAGAAAACGTAGCCTATGCCGCCGAGGAAAGCTCCTGCAACCCTGTACAGACTATTGTTGTCTGTATCAACAGGGGGAGGAGGCAGTTCCTGACGAGCAACTCGAGAAAACAGCGCAGCACTATGATACTTCATCCATGGAGTAGCAAGTCCGAAGAACCATAGTTTGGTGTAAGTCCTCTGGAAAGTATTGAAACTTTCTTTCCAGGAGGAGGAAGCAATGTCCTTGTTGTGGAAGTCGGAATCGTAGAGAAGCTCTGAGAAGAGCGACTCCATGACCCGTCTGGACCTCAAGCCGTTACTAATGGCTGAATTCCACAACTTGGACAAAGTTTGCTTATGTTTATTGCCGGAACATAAGCGGTGAAGTCCCCTGAAGAGGGGCGACTGTCGTAAGACAGCCGGCGACAGTTGGTCAGTCCTAAAACCAACTGAGTGCAGGAGATGAGAGAACACCTCTTCCCTTGAAGCAAGAAATTTGAGTTCTTCTTCCGGTGGTAGAGAAAAGATGTCTAATAACACATCTTTGTGTGTATCGAGACTCTCCTGTGCATGTACAAGCAAGCACGTCTGCAATTCCTTGCAGATCTCGTTCCATGTAAATCCTTTAATAATATTTTGTTTAGGAACTATGGAATTGGTTTCCCCGCGGGGATCACCAGATCTAAAGGCTAGTTAGGCCAATAAGATCGAGACTTCTGATTTGACACAACCGGACTTCCCAAGGTACTCTCCAAAAAAGTAACAGTTAATCGTTACTTATGGCAACCTTTGAGTTTAGAGTTAGTCCGGACCTCGTCGTTAACAATTTGTTACATTACTAAATAGGTAATGGCAAACTGGACATACGTCGAAGCGTCACACGTGTCACACACCCATCAGAATTGAATGTGCG